ATCAAGATGATTTTAATGGTTTCTCTATTGGACAACTTCAGGTTCTTGATAACTTTGATTCTCAGTTTGATGGTTTAAGTAGAAGTTTTAGATTATCAGTTAATGATGTTGCACTTTCAATTCAATCGGCACCTGGATCACCTATTGAAGTTGACAAAACACTATTGATTTTCATCAATGATGTCCTTCAACAACCTGAAGTTGCATATAACTTCACTGGTGGTGGCACAGTTCAGTTCGTTGAACCACCAGAACCTGGTGATAGTTCAAAGGTACTATTCTACAAGGGTAGTGGAGATGTTGATGTTGTATTCACTGATATTCTAGAAACAGTTAAAACTGGTGATACATTAGATATTAACAACAACCCAGAACAGGGACAGGGTACTGGGTTGGATGAAGATGTGAGAACTGTTGTCGGTATTAATACTATCGATAGTGTTCAAACCACTACCTATAGTGGTCCTGGTGTTACTAATGATACAACTCTCAGTAGACCTCTGACATGGTGTAAGCAACAGATCGACAAGATCATTGAAGGAAAAGAAGTTGGCAAAGATAGAGTCGAATATGAACCTCTAATCTATCCCTCTTCTTACCTAATTCAACCAATCAGTTTGGCTTCAACAATTGCTTATGTTGATAGTGTAAGACCTTTGTTCAACACCTATACTGAATCTGGATCTAGAAATTTCCAGAACAAGATCAAGATTTTATCTCAGGATACTTCAGTTTCAGCATCTGCTACGGCTATTGTTTCTGGACTTGGAACTGTCTCTATTAATATAACCAACGTTGGTTCTGGATACACCGTGTCTCCAACATTGAGTATCGCTAATCCTTCTGATGGAACAAGAGCTACTGGTACGTTGTCACTCTCTAGTGGTAGTGTTGGTGTTGTAACTATTACCAACCCCGGAACTGGTTATACAAATACCAATCCTCCTTTAGTTCTCATCTCTGAGCCAACTATCGTAAGAGAAGAGATTGGTGTTGATGATTATAGTGGTGATTATGGTATTTTAGTTGGATTTGGTCTATCAACTGTATCTGGCGGAAATGAAATAATCCTTGATTTCTATATTCCCACTGATTCGTTTATGAGAGATAGTGAGTATGTTGGAACTGGTATTACCGTTAGTGGTATTGGAACTGGTGATTACTTCTCAGTATTCAGTTCAAATGTTGACACAAATGAAACTATTGATTCTAAATCAAATGATGGAACCCCGATAGGAGTTACTACATCATTCATCGATTGTGTGTATCAAGTTAAGAGCACCTACATCCTTGAGAAAAATGTTATTGGTGTTGGTAATACTACCGTGAGAAGAGTATTTACCAACGTTGGTAATATCTCAACTGAGTCATTCTCCTCCTCTTTGATTACCTTCGATTCCTCTACATTTACCTTTGATACTAGAACTTTTACCGTATACGCAGGTGGAATTAGTTCTGCTTCTAATATGGGTAGATTTAGTTGGGGTAAGATTCAATTCGAAGGAAGAACTTCACCACAAGAATTTAATTTCTATGGCAACAATGGAATCATTGGAATTTCTTCTTCTGGTCTTCTGTCTAGATTTGAACCTTTGAAATACAGGGATTATACATCATAATAAATACTTTTACCAAATAGAACTACCATGGCCAAGTTAGGAATAAGTACTGGTTCTTCGCCTAATGATGGAACAGGTGACAGTCTAATTGATGGTGCCGTTAAGGCAAATTCAAATTTTACTGAGATTTATACTGCTATTGGCGATGGAACAACACTTGCAATTCCAGTTACTAGTGTTACAGCTGGAACTGGTATTAACTTAAGTGGATCGACTGGTAGTGTAACTATTACCAACACTGGTATCGCTAATACTAATAATTTAAGAACTGATTTCTTAGAAGTAAGTGGAATTTCTACACTTACTGGAGTTCTTAATGCTAATGGTGGAGTTGTCGGAAATGTAACTGGATCATCAAGTCAAGTTACAGTGTCTGATGAGTCTAGTGATACAACATGTTTCCCACTATTCACAACTGCTGCTACTGGTAATTTGCCACCTAAGAGTGGTAGTAATCTAACATTCAATTCTTCAACCGGATCATTAACTGCAACACAATTCGTAGGTGGTGGTGCTGGTATTACTGGTATTTCTACTCTCAATATTGTTAATTATAGCGGTGGTGGTGGTGGTTCTGGTGTTGGATCAACTGATAATATTATTACTGGAACTGCGGCAACATTTACTGGTGGACTTAATGCAAATCTAATCACAGTTGGTGCTGGTACATCTACTGGAGTAACCAATACACCAGCTCTAACACTATCCCATAATAATCCAACAGTTGTTGGTACATCAGGAACCACTGGTCAAGTCAAACAAATTGGTGGTCAACCATATTACTATGATGGAACTACTTGGAGAGCACTATTCCTTGTAGGTGCTGCATCTACTGTCAATCAGGCAGATAGTGATTGGGATAATACGATGATTCGTATGAATTTCGATCAGACAGGTATTAGTTCTGTCACTAACTTGAAAGATGGGAGAACCCCGACTACTAGTCAGATTGATTTAGTTTCATCACCGATAAAGTATGGAACAAAAACTGCAAGATTTCAAGCTAACAACCAGGGTATAGACTTCACACAGAATAATTCAGGATCCACATATTATCCTTTTGAGGGTGCTTGGACAATCGAAGGGTGGTTCTATTTTAATTCTTCTGCACTTCCAACAGTAACTAATATTGCCAATTCTCCGATATTATTTTCAAATTTTCATTCAAGCACTGGCACTAATAACAACTGGAGAATTGGATATTATCACGTTAGTGGTACTACTTACAACTTCTATTGGAATAATAGAAATAGTTCCGCTACTGGAGGTAATCAGGCTGGCAATAGTACAACAGGATTTTTATTAGATCAAAGAGTCAGTTCGACCTTCGCTGATAATGCATGGCACCATATCGCTATTGTAAGAGAACCTGGTAATGGTTCGATTCACTACTATTTTGATGGTACTGAATCTACTAGAACTAGTAATGATGAATTAATTGATAATGAGATTAGTGATCAAACAAATCAATCTTTTAACATTGGTTATTATGGTATAAGTGGCGATTCTGGTCGATTTGAAGGTAATATTGATGATATTAGAGTTTCTAAATCAGCAAGATATACATCCAATTTCACTCCACCGGCTTCAGCTCTTCCAATTACTGGTTCTACAACAACAGTTTATGAACCAGCTAATAGTAAGGTAGGTGAAATTTCTCTTGGTGGTTCACCAGCATGGACTGGAACTCCTGGAGTCACTGCTTCACAAATAGCTGCTGGTCAATACAGAGCAACATTTGCTACCGCATATTCCAACGCAACAGATTATGTTATACAAACCAGTATGAATGATTATACACCTGCAACAACTCCTGTTGGTATTGGTGTTAGTAGATTTACTACACACGCTGATTTCTTTGTAAGAAGAGTGAGTGATGGTGCCAATATCGATGCAGGTAGTTTGGCAATTGATCTCTTCAAAAAGTAATCTTTTTCCACGATAAATAACAAAAAGTCCTCCCAAAATGGCTGCAATAATTACTGATCAACTTCGTATCTTAAATGCGAAGAATTTTGTGGCTGGTGTCCAAACCAGCTCTAATTCTTACTATGCATTTATTGGACTTCCTAATCCAGAAAATTATCAATCTGATTGGGATACTAGTCCCCCTGCTCCGAAGGATAGTTTGGATCAGGCTAATGATTATTGGGATACAATGTTGGCGATGAAGAAGATTAACTCTTCTGATGTCAGTCAGGTTGTAAGAAAAACTCAATGGGCTTCAGGTATCACTTATGATATGTGGAGAAATGATATCACTCGCAATAACCCATCACAACCATCGGGTTCGTTTGATATCTACTCAGCAAACTACTATGTTATGAACTCTGATTTCAGAGTTTATATCTGTTTGTATAATAACGCCACTCCAGAGAATAACTTTGTGGGTGGACCTTCATTGGATGAACCAACATTCACCGATCTGGAACCTAGGGAGGCAGGCAACAGTGGTGATGGTTACATCTGGAAGTATCTGTATACAATCAAACCAAGTCAAGCTATTAAGTTTGATTCGACTAACTATATTCCTGTTCCTAATAACTGGGAAACAAATACAGATGATACACCTATAAGACAGAACGCATCATCAAGTGGTCAACTTAAAGTTGTAACGATTAAAAATCGTGGTGTTGGTATGGGAACTGCTAACTCAACATATACAAGAGTTCCTATTCTTGGTGATGGGTTTGGTGCAGAAGCAACTATCGTTGTTAATAATGATTCTAAAGTTGAAACTATCACCGTCTCAAAAGGTGGAGAAGGATATTCATACGGAACTGTTGATCTGATAGCAGGTAATGTTCCTACTGGAACAACTTCACCAATATTCAATGTTATTGTCCCTCCAGCTGGTGGTCATGGATCCGATATCTATCGTGAGTTAGGTGCATATAATGTACTCACATATGCTAGATTTGAGAATGATACGGAGAACCCGGATTTTATCACAGGTAACCAGTTTGCTCGTGTTGGAATGATTGAGAACCCAACATCATACAACTCATCTTCAATCCTAACACTTGATAAGGCTAGTGCACTTTATGCACTGAGACTTACTGGTATTGGATATAGTTCGGCAGTATTTACAGCTGACTCGACCATCACACAAACTGTTGGTCTTGGATCTACTGCTGTTG